AAGGTGGTTTCTATGTCTTATAAAATGTTATTGTCGATGTCTTCAGATGCTAAGACCGTAAAAGGTCAAAAATTTGGCTATCTTACTGGGATATTATACTTAACTCCTGCTGATGGTAGCGAGTTGGGTAATGTTTGCCCGTTTGCTTTGTTGGCTGGATGTGATAAACCCTGTTTAAATACCGCTGGTCGCGGTGCTTTCAATAACGTTCAACTGGCCAGATTGGCTAAAACTGAACTATGGTTTAACGATCGGGCGATCTTTTTTGATAACCTTTGCAGGTCAATCAGAAGAGTAATAAAACGGGCTAAAAGACTTGGTTTAACGCCTGTAATCAGATTGAATGGAACGTCTGATTTACAATGGGAATTGTATTCCTTTGTGTTTGAAGGTGTTATTTATAAAAACATATTCGAGTTGTTCCCTGATGTACAATTCTATGACTATACGAAAATTCCCACTCGTCACAGTGTCCCTAAAAACTACGATCTCACGTTTTCTTATTCAGGCGTTAAGACCTTTTTACCAGTCTACGAGAAAGCTAAGCTTAACCCTGTTTTTAAGCGTTTTGCCGTCGTGTTCGACAAGGCTATCAATATCCCTGATTCGTTTGATTCTATGCCAGTTATGGCTGGTGATGATAGCGACTTGCGTTTCTTGGATGGTGTAGGCATTGTTGCCTTATATGCAAAAGGAAAGGCAAAAAAAGATAATACAGGTTTTGTTGTTCGTCCTGTTTCCTTAGTCGCTTAATCGAGGGTTAAAACATGTCAAAAAAGATTATATTAAAACTGGAATTAAACAACGTTTGCATCAAAATGTATAAAGATAGCGAGTGGCAAGAGTTCCAAGTTGTGCCTTTTGTAAACAGTATTAAGCAAACCGATTGCACAAGCTTTCATGATTCAAGAGATGATGCGTTTATGTCGGCACAATATCAACTAGACTATTTCACTAAAGAGGGTTAAAACATGCGATCGGGCAAGGACGCCCATTATTTTTAATAGCATTCGATCGAGTGTTATTAACAATGATATTAACTATTATCAAGGTGATAAAATGATTATAAAGAGGAAAATTACAGTCGATAGTGATATGCTCAAGCTTGTCACAATGCGATTGGAACAGCTCAATAAAAGAGCTGTAAAACTGGGGATCGAGCCGACTTGTATTGTGAGGCAAGTCGATAGAGTTATAAAAGAAAAACGGCAAAACGATTGGACGGGTAAAACGTCAATTGTTTTGCGTTCTGTTGTTGATCTTGAAATTATCGCCCATGAGATTAAATACGGTGATTATGAATATGTGGCGACATTGGATCACACGCTAGGCGATTTGCCGATCGTTAAAACCTTTTCATTGTTTGCCGTTCCTGAGCGATTTCAATATGCCAAACCGCATTGCGATCATTGCGGAATCATGCGACAAAGGAACACCACATATATCTTTGAAGATCAGAATGGGTTTAAACAGGTAGGCTCAAGCTGTTTAAAAGACTTTTTCGGAATTGATCCAACTTCTAAACTCGATTGGTTCGGGTCGTTTTATAGCTTTATGGATGACGATATTCGAGGTTCGAAGTCTGAACCGTTTGAGAGCAATATAACCATCTTGTCGTTAGCTTTGGCGATATCTGAAAAGAGCGGTTATGTATCTACTAAACAAGCTCAAGCCGATGATCTAGAGTCAACAAAAGATGGGGTTAGCTGGGTACTACATCCCCCTATATCGCTTGAAAATGGCGGTAGAGAGTATATCAGATCAATATGGGTAAGAGCTGAGCAACTAAGGGACAAAGCTCAAGAGCTGATAACTTGGGGGATCGCTCACTTTGCCAGTGAATCGGGCGATTATGCCCACAATATGCGTATATTTTTAAGTTCTGAGTACACACAGGAAAAGTACTTCGGCTATTTGGTCAGCGTAATCGGGGCTTATAATCGCAATTTGCAGGATAAAGCTAAAGCCGATCAGGTGCGATCTGATAATCAATACCTCGGCAATGTAGGCGATAAGGTCACAACTGAAGTCGTAGTGAATAAAGTTATCGTTTCTGAGGGTCATTATGGGCTGTCATACATCAATATAATGACAGAGTTATCAACTGGCAACAATGTCGTTTGGTTTGGCTCTAACAAGGTGCTTAATGACGGTGAACAGGTCACGTTAAAAGGCTCGATTAAAGCTCTAAACGATAGAGACGGCAAAAAACAAACAGTTTTAACTAGATGTAAAATAATTTAAATAATTGTTGACATAGTGTAAACAATTAATTAATATATAACGCAGGTGGGGCATCGTGCCTCACCGATTAACTCACGAGGTGATTTATGAAATTATATCTTTTAGCAGGATTCTCCTGTTTTCTTTTCATCGGCTCAATTCGATTGATCTGTCAAATCTTGGTCTGGTTATCATGAGTGCCTTTAAAATACCAGCAGATGCTAGGCAAACCACTTGCGTTATCGCTGGTGTTGATATGGCTGTCACATTCACATATGAAGCACCGAGCGGGGCTGATGCGATAAGAGGTTTTGTTGGCATATACGAGATATATGCCGTTAAATTGGGCGATGTCGATATCCTGCCAGTACTTAGTGCGGATGCTCTAGGCGATATCGAAGAACAGCTCGAAGATGGTCGCAATTGTGCGATTGATTATTAACTAGGAGTTAAGACGATGACAAAGAACGACAAAAGGGATTATTTAAATCTCTTAATCAAAGCGATCGGAGATCATGACGAAGACTTTTCAATCGACATGCACACAGGATCTGTGTGCTGGGAAGTAGAAACAAACCGAGTAATTTATTGTACACCTGCATGGGAGTATGTAGAAGACCCGACAATGGAACTACCTGACGATGGTGCGATTGGTGTTTCGTTTGATTGGATAGAAGACGATAGGGACAATAACGTAACCGTAAGATTTTACACAAGCTACGACAATATAGAATCAGATGTGGGTGACTACATGTATATTTTAAACGACTTTAGAAAGAGGTATTTGAAATGAGCCACTTAGAAAAATTGTTAGATAAAAAAGAGTATTTGCTTACAAGAATGGGCAAAGTTAAAGCCGTGTTAAACAGTCATGGTAATTGTATTACTGTCGGTAGTGGTCTGGATATAGGGGTTAATGAGCCAACATTTAGCAGGATTATGGAGGTGCTATACATTCACGAAGCTGAGTGTAAAGAAGAGTTGATGGACATAGCTCGCAAGATCAACGCTATTAACGAATTGCTCGGAGGTCTGTGATGAAATACGAAGTGCAAACCAATTTTGGCAGAGGTAACTGGGAAAACGTTTGGCACGATGGTGAAGACTTGGCATATTTTGCATCACCTGAAGAAGCCCAAGCGGAAATCGATGACATGATTGAAGAGATGGAATTACAGGGGATGGATTACGATCGTGATGACTACATGATCATACAGGTAGTAGATGTTAAAACAATTGATGATGGCAAAAAATGGAACATAACATTTGATGGTAAAACATTGAAGTTTTATGATGGTAGTAGCTTACAGGATCATGATGGTGTCGCATCGTATGCCTTTACTGAGTATGGGCAGTTCGTTAGCTCTTATTACTTAACAACTTTTACCGAGGGCGATTGGAAGAGGGATAGAGGTCAAGGTTTATGTTTACACGGAGGTGTACCGTCATGGGCGTTATCAGGTGAAGCTATGGATGAGATTATAGACTGGGCAGAGGAATTGATATGATCACACGCTTTTACAAAAGATTAACTCGGACTAAGTTTGAAGACATTGTCCTCAGTCGTTATCAAAACGTATCAAAACGATTGCACAAAGATGAACTATCCGAGTTTGAGTTTGTTAATTTGACACTTTACTACTCAAACGGTGTACATATAGGCACATGGGGAAAGTCTTCAGCATGGTTAGAGGTAGCATAATAAACCACAAATTATTTAAGAGGAATACACAATGAACACACAAGACATGGCACACAAAATAGCAAGAATGTGGACAAATAAAGCATCAGAAAAGGATTTAAGAAGTCTTTATTATGACGATTCATTACGCATCATCTTGGATATGACGGAAGAAGAGATGCTTGAAAACTATAACGATTTACTAGAGGATTAAGACAATGAATGAAGACCAAAGAAGTGCCTTAATAAATACATACATATCTAAAAGGATCGATGAGATGACCACACGAGAAATAATCGAAGCTTATGCTGATAATTTGTTTGATTGGTTTAGCACTTGGAGCGATGCCGAACTGGAGGGATTAGAATGAAACATTACATCGCAGGTATAATTGATAGTTATAGGGACATGGAGTTTAGAACCTGTGTCCTAGTCAAAGCAACAGATAAAACGATTGACCTAAAGGTCGGAGAGATATGCTCAAAATGGTACAGCGAAGATGAGCCTGTGCTTGAGTGTGAAGATGCTGAAGGGTTATACGAGCAAGCTAATGGTTGTGTAACTTACACCGATGGCATCAAAGAGATTAGCGAAGCAACATACAATGAATTATTAACTTTCTTAGGAGCATACTAATGGACACAAAAAACATAGTCGCAACAATAGCAATTTCAATAATCTTTGGTTTTGGCTTAGGTTATGGCACAGGGAAACAGGATAGCGATAAATTTACGATCCACAAGACCAGATCAGGGATGTTTATCGTAGACGATAGCCCTAATGGTACAAAGGGTAAGATGGAGTCAAAGATTTACGAGGTGTTAGAGCTACCAACAAACAGAAAGAACTTTCAAGAAGGAGATATCTCACAATGAACTACGATATATTTTTCCAAGGCTATTATTTTGGTACAGCCCGTAATCTGCCCGAAGATGCTAATGAAGCTTTGCGGATAATTATTAAACAGTTTGAGGACTTTCCGCTATACGACAACCCGACATTTCTTATTCACATAGAGAGGGAGGAATAGATTATGAACACATGGGATCCAACAAGACAAATAGCGATCATCTGGGACATAGATGATGTAAAAATGGTGAACAACAACTTAACAGATGAACAAGCATTTGAAGTTTTACAAAATTTGGATTTTTTCCACGATGCTAATTATGGTATTTGTTGGGAGGCGATTGAAGTCACAATTAGGGAGCTATATCCAGAGGTTGGAGAACAATGGGGGACATTATGAGTAAAGAAAAAGACTACAGGTCAATAACGATAGATGAAGCTATGGCTTGGGTAGATAAGAATTGTTTCCATGACGACGTACGAAAACGATTGAAGTCCCGAGCTGTAGCATGGAGGATCGGCACACATCTACTCATAGCGATTAACTATGTTGCCGACTTAGAGAAACGCATAGCCGAACTTGAGGTTGAACTTACAAACAAAAGGAAAAAGAAATGACTGCAATAATTAATACTCAACACTTCACAAAGATACCTTTGGTCAATAATACCCGATGGTGTTACTTAGACCAATACGGTCGTAAGGATCATGTAACACTTAAGACCGAGTCAGGTAAGTTGATCACTCGAACTGCACAGTATTACCAGATCGTTAATGACGAAGTTAAAATCTATATCACTTACAAAGGTGATGGGATTTTAGTGACTGAGGATTACATCCTAGACGATTGAAATAGATGGGTTTGGCTTTACTTAATTTTAATTGTTAAATTATAATAGTATGGTATGATATTACTTTATAACATTAAATTGGAACACATATGAATGATTTAGTAAGCAAGGAAATGACCACTTCCTCAAGAATTATTGCCGAATACTTTGGCAAAGCTCATAGGAACGTGTTACAAACAATAGAGAATTTAGATTGCGGTGAGGAATTCTCACTGCTGAATTTTCAGCAACGAGATTTTAATAATGAACGAGGACAAACATACCGTGAATATATTATAACTCGTGATGGTTTTACAATTTTAGCAATGGGTTTTACAGGTAAAAAAGCCATGTTGTGGAAGTTGCGATTCTTGACAGCATTTAATGCGATGGAGGCGGAACTGACACGAGAACGTTCAAACTTAGATTGGAAGGCTGCGAGGCTTCAAGGTAAAGCTGTAAGAAAGAATACAACAGACACGATTCAAGATTTCATACAGTATGCAACCGATCAAGGTAGTGTGAATGCCAAAATGTATTACGCCAATCTAACAAAGATGGAGTATAAAGCTTTAGATTTATTGGAACAAAGTAAACAGACCTCAGGAAACTTTAGAGATACATTAGATTTGATGCAGATAAGTTTTTTACAAGTTGCTGAAAGTATAGCTTCAACCGCTATTCAAAAAGGTATGACAGATAATTTGCATTATAAAGAGATTTATATTTTTGCTAAAGAAAAAGTCACACAATACGCTCATTCTGTTAGTTGGGCAAGGTTGATTATAGATTAAACAAACACTTCTGAAGGGTGTACCTTTAAGGGTAACTTAAGACAACTTGGGTTACCCTCTTTTTTATCTTAACTATGGGAAGATTATTTATGAATCTACCAACACTAGCTTTATCCGCAACACTTATCCTCATTCCTACTCATTCTACCTACGCTGATCGCCACCACGCAACGAATAAAGAAATCCAATGCCTGAGTAGCATAATTTATTCGGAAGCACGTGGTGAGCCTGAGATTGGCAAATTAGCTGTAGCTCATGCTTCAATCAATAGAGCAAAGCGATCAGATCGATCTACATGCAAGATCAAAGGTGTTACCCGTAAACATATACCGCTAAAGCTTCAACCTTACTTCAAAACTCTCGCTGCGAAATCCCTCTCATCTAAGCACAAACTGATTGGTAAAGCAGATTCTTGGAATACGGGTAAAAAACCTCACTCACGAGGCAAAAAGGTAAAAGTAATAGGTCAGCACGTCTTTTATGTCATAAGCTACTTGTGAAATCTATAGACTGTTCATATTCATCTGGATGTTTTGAACTTTTGGCCAAATTACACTTAGGGCACAACAATTGTAAATTATCAGGATTGTTTGATCCCCCTAAGCTTAATGGAATCCTGTGATCTATGTGGTACTTTCCAACCCCATGTAAAATTAAATCGGACTTACAATATTTACATTTGGAACCTTGAATAATCATTATATTAAAAATGTCCGTCGGTTTAAAACTCCCTCCGTTATTTAGTTTTCTACATCTTCGCACGTGATTTGCATTGGCTTGTTTTTCAGGGTTCTTTTTTCTCCATTCTTTTTGGCTTATTCTGACCCTAGTTTTATTTTTATTCCGCCATTCTTTTTGTTTTGCAGATAGTTTGTAAAAATTTCTTTTATTATATTCTTTTTTTATATTTGCTATTTCTTCAAATCGTTCTTGATATCTTTTTTTAGCATTAGCTTTAAATTTTTCAAGATTGTTTTGTTGATATTTATCTGTAGCCTTCCTACATTTATCACGATTATTTTTAGCCCATGTTTTATTTATACTAGCAACTTTTTCAGAGTTGGTGTCTCGCCATTTTTTATTTCTTGAAAGCGTACAAATCTTGCAAGAAGGTGTTAGCCCGCAAGTTGTATCTTTCTTTTTATAAAATTCAGTTTTTGGTTTTATTTCGTTACAACATGAACATTTTTTCATTTGACAATCTCTGAGTAAGATTATGAGCTGAAAGGTTGTGTGCCAATGGACGCTCAATCCATTATTCAACCGCTAAGTCTAGGCACATCTCCATAATACATCAAATTTATAAATTATCCAAACGTAATGTCGTCCCTATGAGCTTATTCTTGGCTCTCATCATAGCCTATTGAGTGTAAGTACGCCTCAACTTGTGCCATCGTTCTAAACGGTTTAAATGGAGAGTTACCTAGATTCCTAGGCAAAGCTGTTGGATTATCAAACATCCGTATACAATCACCAAGATAACTGATCATTGCTTTTTCAGCACTAATCTTTTCCATATACGCTTTAGCTCGTCTCCCATGTTTAAGCCCATTCTGTTTCCCCATCATATAGCGAGATTTAGTATTATGCTTGTAACAGTATTTACCTAACTTATCGTTCTGAGCATATCCTTTACATTGAGTGCCGTTCCTTTTAATTCTAACGCAACGATTTACCCACAGGTTTCTCGCCCCTTGTACATTTGCGTAACGGAATAACCCTGTCTCAGGATCGAAATTATCAGAAGGCTCATAATCAAACACTTCTCTTGGTCTTTTTTTCATAGAAACAACCTCATTCACCAACAGGTCAAATAGTTTAAAATAATACGTTTATAAAACAACAACTTACAAATTTATAAAAACACCCTTAATTTTTGTCCTACGCTACAGCCCGCACCACTGCTGGGTTTAGGTGTTTTACAGGACGAAAGGACATAGGACATATATGAAATTACTTTTTTTATATAGGGGTTAATTCAAAAATATCCTATTTATTTACCTTTTGTCAATTCCTCTATTTACCTATACAACAATCTTTTCATTTATCTTTTTATTTATCCTTTTATCCTTAAAGAGAAAGAAATAAAGAAAAACAATAACTTAGGGACAGGACAAAAAATAGGACATATAGCTTTTCAGGACATATAATTAGTCCTTTTTAAGGTTTTCCGCCCTTCAAACCTGCTGAAACACCTATGTTCCCATTGCATTACATTACATTACATTACATTAGATTAAATTAAATTGTTCCAAATGGGCTCAAACTAATGCTTTTCCCCTTACATTACATTTCTTGACTTTACCATTACATTACTTTAAACTACAATTTCTATAAACAAATCTATAAGGAAAACAATATGAGTGACCCGTTAAAAGCTGTATATGTCAGTTTAAGTTCCTATGAATTGATAAAAAAACTAGCCAAAGCAGAAGATCGTTCCATCCGAAGTTTGTTAGACATAGCTGTTGGTGATATGTATTCGCATAAATGTAAAGAACTAGACGACAACGATGAAGACCTATTCGCTTAAATAAACCCCCAAACCTAGACCAAACTTACTTGGTCTAGGTTATCACCCCCTACACCAATCTCTTCTCCTTCAACGCTTCCTTAACCTTTTCAATTGCAAACTCATCAGTAATTCCTTCCTTGACCCAAACTCTGTGCTTCCTATCTGGGTTATAGACCCTAAAAAACCCACCCTTAATCGGTCTAAATCCCATATCCAACAGCACAGACGAAAGTGATCTGGTCTTAGGAACTTCCTCACCATTTAATAGAGCAACATCATTAAGATGTGTCACATCAATAAACTCATCAGTAATGAGACTATCTTTAAACCTGCTTAACAAATCCTCAACCTCTTGATGAACTTCTGACACAGCAAGATCAATCATCTGAGATTTAGCTTCAGTCTTTGGTGCTCTTCCAAAAGGCTTAAACGAACTGGGCAACTTATAGTCCATAAAATACCTAGCAATAGCATCAGGTCTCGACCTAGTCATTGTGAATAGTCTATCAAAATACTCTTCAACTTTCTCAGCACCACCAAAGTATTCATGTAATTGCTCAGACGTTTGTAATCTCGAATAGACCACACAGTATCGTCTATCCTCATCATCCAGCGGTACAGCATCTTTATGATTAGTCAAAAGTAAATACGAGGTGAAGTTAGGCAGGGTTAAAACATCTCGCCCTTTCTTCTCGCAAAGAATCTGATCATTCGTTATATAAGGTTTAATCCTATCCATAATAGCCCAGCGATTTGTCCCCGAGATTCGGATCTCCTCGACAATGTTCAAGATCGCCCCCGTCGCCCAAGAGGTAAACCTCCCTGAGATCGTAGCTGTATCCAACGACTGCACGTTACTACCCAGCAGTAGTGCCATAACATTGCCGATATACGACTTACCCGAACCTTGTGTACCCTGCAATATCAATGACCAATTCAATCTTTTTCCTGGATTCTGTACCACAAAGATCATCCAGTGCAGAACTATCTCCCGCTCTACCTCGTTGTCTATCAGGTGCTCTAAATGTTTGAGAAACATCGCAACAACCTCAAGACCTTCCCCATCTTCCTCACTCAACCGAGCACAAGGTCTAACGCCGTTCTTTCTGTAAGAGTTGAACATACGCTTACCCTCAAACATTACAATCTGTCCAGCTCCAGGCCAGAAGATAGTATCAACGACTGTGTCTATCTTATAGATCACCAAGCAAAGCTGGGAGGCTTGCATGCCAGACGCAACACACTCTTCCATACGATCATACTTAGCGTTGAAAGCCTCACGCGTGATCCCGTAGTTACGCTTAACATTATAAAACAAACGTGTTGCCTCTATGTATATCCACACCGAAGCCCAGTCTGGTACTTCCCCTTCTTCTCTAATCAACTCTCCCTTAGTAACTCCTACTGGAGTGATGGCCTTCTTGATCTCAGCCTTGCTCATACCTTTAGCCTTGCCAATCCCTGCAAACAACTCAGACGCAATTGCTGAACGTAAGTCTGTACCCAACTTAACCGTACTCATACGCAACAGCTTGTCTTTAAAGATGTTATAAGCACCCCAGTCTTCAATCTCAGACGCCTCGACCAACAGCTCTTCAAAATCCTCAGAACTTGCGACCAACACACCACGCAGTTCAGCCACTACCGACTCGTCCAGTCCACCACGCTCGTTTACAGCATGTTTGACCGAAGCGAAGGTGCGAGGCTTCTCCCGTTGACCATTGCCAAAGCCTTTGTACTTAACCCATAACTCATGCCGATCCTCACGCTCACGCTCGAACCCTTCATCATCGCATCCGACATTCGACCAATCAAACCATAGCTCAAACCCCTGCTCACTACCTCTATACTGATGGTGTAGAGACATACCTACATTAAGCCAATCGTGATACTCAGAACCTAAAGATGGGTACGCCTGAAGATAGGCAGAAACTTCGTTATCTGATATGTCTAAAGGTTCAGCTGCGACCACAGCCAACATGCCCTTGACGGCATCTTCAACATCGGCAGAAAGATCGGCAGATTCTAAGTCAAATCCCACATCTGAACCCGAATCCGAACCCACAAGCAAAGGCTCAACGTCTAGACATTCGCCATCCATTCGCATCGACCATGCATCATTTAAGTTCTTACACCGAGGTGTGTACATAACCTGATTCGGTTTGAACGAACAAGGATCACACTTGATACCTAACTCTGCTACGAACTTCTGCGACAGTTCTCTATACTCAACTGGAGTAACACCACGACTTAACGGTATGACCACTCTAACCTTAGCTGCATCCTTTGTATGTGAGTACGTAGAGTACACAACAAAAGCACAGTCCAACCCAAGTATCAAGTCAAACTCTAACTCAGCCTGAGTCATATCACTATCATCAATGTCTAGTACGAGCAGAGTTCTCTGTACTAGAAACTCATCCCTACGTACAGTACCACTGAAGTAACCACCTACAAAGTACCGCCCAACCTTACTGGGAGAAACCATATGCGTGGTAAAAGCAGCGCATAACTTCTCCCATGTCATCTCTTTGTTTTCACATACGCCCAGATCCACTCCGACAGCAATGTGAAATTTCATTGTATTGATCATAAAAATCCTTCGTCAATTATTAACTGCAACGTCACTCTAGTCTGACCATTTTGCCATGATCTCCACTGCCTTAAACTTTCCACAAGATAACTCTTCAATCTCCATTGCTCTAACTGCTGGTATACCACGCTTGATCCACTGTGATACCGAAGATCTATGCACTAACATTTGTTTAGCTAACTTTGCCTTACCGCCAAAATATTTAAAAATTTCATTTTGCATGTTGTAATTCCCATTGGTTGTGTTAAGATGTTGACACTAGCTTAACAAAGTTAGTCAACACCGTCAACAACTATAGAAAGGAAGTACAATGAGCTTAGAAAAAAAGATCGAGGAACTCACCCTCGCCGTAACCCTACTCACCAGAGCTATCACAATTAGTGACATGTCAAAGGACTCAAAGTTTGATTTGAATCCTTACGAGAAAGTAATGGCTATGAAACAAGCTAGGGAGGAAGAAGATAACACACTTGTTGCTGTAACTCCAAGTGATATAGAAGAAGTACCTACCCCCGATGAGACACCTAAGAGCAGCAAGGCATCATATGAGGCTTTACGTGAAGAGATTCCAATGTTTTGCAAGGTCATCATGGACAAGAACCGAGATGATAAACCGAAAGTACAACAGGCTTTTGCTTCATTCAATGGTGCAAAGTCTTTATCACAAATTCCTGACAAAGAACTTACTACATTGCTTTCAAAACTAGTCACTATTAAAAAGGAACAAAAATGATCAATCATGACACACATAGATATACGCCTCGCACAATGGCGATACATAGGAAAGGTGAATCACCTTGTGCAACCGACGTATATATAGGTATAGAAACAAACGATGAAGGAGCGACACATTTCTTTACTATATGCTCTGATGGAAAATATATCCATTTGGATATAGAAGAGCTTGCTCAACTCTATCCTGCAGCAATAAACCTATTACATGGAGTACCAGCGTAATGGCCGCTCATGCCAAGCTTTCCGCTTCTGGCGCGGAGCGTTGGCTTACCTGTCCTGGCAGTGTGCGAGCAGAGGAATCTATACCAGACCGAGGTTCATCACCTTTTGCCATGGAAGGCACTGCTGCCCACGAGCTGGGGGAGTTATGCTTAATCAATGACCGTGAAGCTAAAAGTTACCTTAATCAACTATTACCAGAATCAAAATGGAAAGTAGACGAGGAAATGGTAGAGCATGTGCAGACTTATATTGATTACGTAGACCAGTTCGAAGGTACACGTATGATCGAACAACGTGTGGACTTCTCTGAATACGTACCTGATGGGTTTGGCACAAGCGATGGGATTGTTATTGATGGTGATACCATGCACATCATTGACCTTAAGTATGGCAAAGGTGTAAAGGTAGACGCTACAGACAACTCCCAAGGTAAGCTCTATGCCATTGGTGCTCTATGTGACTATGGGTTTCTCTATGAGATCAAGACTGTAGTTATACATATAGTACAACCTCGCATAGATAACATCTCGGTTTGGGAAATAACTGTTGCTGAACTTTTAGAATGGGCTAACTGGGTCAAAGATCGAGCAGCCCTTTGTGCCCAGCCAGATGCACCTAGAGTAGCGTCAGAGAAAGCTTGTATGTGGTGTAAGGCCAAGCCAACTTGTCCAGAGTTAATGAAGGTAACCGAAGCAGCTTTGCTTGCAGACTTTGACGATGCTGTTGTCAATCCTAAATCCCCTGACAAATTATCTATGCGTGACCTACGCTTTGCTCTAGATAATAAAAAGGTGATCCTCTCTTGGCTCGATGCTGTAGAGAACCTTGCCTTTGAGAAACTTAACAATGGGGAGGAGTTTGCAGGGTACAAGCTCGTACATGGCAGGTCATCACGCTCTTGGTCTGATCCTCAACTTGCTGAACAAATGCTTGTAGAGGAATTAGGTGAGGCAGCCTTTGCACCTAAGAAAATAATAACTGCGCCGCAAGCTGAGAAAGCATTGGGCAAAAAGAAAGCTGGACTACTTGAAGGTCTTATCTCTAAACATGAGGGTAAACCAACAATGGTTCCAGAATCCGACAACAGACCAGAGATATCTTCTGGTGATATTAGTGACTTTGATTGATATTATGATGGTTTAATGTATAATAAGAATGTGCCTAGGCTGATCCCCGAAAAACCCTTCAGTAAGGTTTGGCACATATCTTATCACTGGCTACACTGGGAGCATCACATGCATGTTTGTAAAAAATGCGAATCTATAGAAAGAACAAAAGACAATCGTTGCGCTAATTGTAGGCGAGAGTACGCACGTCAAAGATATTCAAAAAATTCAATAAAATTACTTTCTCAAAAGAAACTTAGTTATATTGAAAATAAAGATATTATCAATTTGAAGAGACGAAATAAATACAAAGAAAACCCAGAGAATATAAAAGAAAAATCTAGAGAATGGGCTAGAAATAATAGGGATAAAAATGTTAAACGTGCTAGGGAGTGGCGATCAAATAATTTAAAAAGGTCTAGACAAAATTCTAAGAATTGGCAGAAGAATAATCCGGAAGCCAGAAAAGCTATTACTCAAACTAGGCGTGCTAGAAAATACGGACAAGGTGAAAGTTTTAAAAAAGAAGATGTTATCACTCTTGAAATATCACAAAAAAACAAATGCGTGTATTGTAAGGTGTTATTAAATGGTAAGTATCATATCGACCATATTATGCCTTTAAAACTTGGAGGTAATAATAGTAAAGACAACATACAACTCCTTTGCCAACCTTGCAACAATAAAAAATCTTCAAAACATCCAGATATATTTTTAAAAGAAGTTAAAAAAAGTTTGACAGGAGGATAGATGTTGACATATACTTAACTCGCAGTACAAAAAACCAAAACTAAAATTTAAAATCAAAACCAAAAAGGAAACTAAAATGTCTAAAGTAATATTAAGAAACGTACGTCTATCTTTCCCTGAGCTTTTCAAAAAAGGTTCATTTAACGGTGAAGAGACTAAGTATGGCGCAACCTTTCTTCTTAATAAAGAAGAGCATGCAGATACAATTGCAGAGATCAAAGCTCAGATTGCAGAGTTAATTAAAACAAATCTTAAAGGTGCTAAAGTCCCTGCTGATAAACTTTGTTTGCGTGATGGCGATGAAGTTGAGTATGATGGTTATGCAGGTTGCTTTTCTCTAAAGGCATCTACTAAGAAACGCCCTATCGTAGTTAATAAAGATAAGACACCTTTAGTAGAAGAAGATGGCAAACCTTATGGCGGTTGCTATGTTAATGCTACTGTAGACTTCTGGGTACAGAACAATGCATACGGTAAGCGTGTTAACTCTACCTTATTAGCTGTACAATTCTTCAAAGATGGCGAACCATTTGCTGACGGTGCAGTTGGCGATGTTAACGACTTTGATATGTTTGATGACGATGACGACATGTTCGCATAAGCGATAACTTAAAAACTAAGGCCTCTTAATTGAGGCCTTTTTTATCACTAAAATATGGGCTACCCCCATAGGAACTAATATGAAAAAGAAAATAATAATAGATACAGAAGTATACAAAGATTACTTCTTACTTTCTGCAATGGAAGTAGATACAGGACGAATTATTAACATAGAAATGTATGAAGGCCACCCTCTAGATATAGAGCGTGTTAACGATTTAATGCGTAAGTATATAACTATAGGTTTTAACTCAAACAAATTTGACATACCCATGCTCGTTGCTGCAGTAGATGGTTATGATAACGACAAGTTAAAAGGGCTTTGCGACAGTATCATCGGATCAAATGCATCCATGTGGAGCATTTACAAAACCAACAAACTAACCATACAGTCAGACTGGAATACCATTGATCTTATCGAGGTTGCTCCAGGAATGGTCTCACTTAAAATCTACGGTGGTAGATTAAACGCTCCTACTATTCAAGACCTACCCATTGCTCCTGACGCATCAATATCACCAGAGCAACGAGAAGAACTTCGTACATATTGTAAGAACGACTTACAAACTACAAAACTTCTCTACGACTCCCTGCTACCTCAGATCACTCTGCGTGAAAGTATGACCGCAAAGTATGGTATTGATCTACGCTCAAAGTCTGATGCACAGATTGCTGAAGCAGTGCTTGCAAGTGAACTTACAAAAATAACTAAGAAAGAACTAAAGCGCCCTGATGTAATACCTACAGACACCTTCAGATACTTAGACCCTGCGATCATCAGTTTTAAGACTGAGCAACTAGACACAATATTACAGCGAGTTGTTGATCAGAAGTTCACACTCGGACTCAATGGTGCTCTAACCTTACCTGACTGGTTAAAGAAAGAAATTATTGTAATCAACGGTCGCAAGTATCAGATGGGTATCGGTGGGTTACACTCCTGTGAGAAGAGTCAATACATTGAAGCTAAAGATACGCATTTCATTGTTGACAAAGATGTAATTTCATACTACCCGAGCATCATCTTACAACAACAAGTAGCACCTAAGAACATGGGCAAACCTTTCTTAGAGTTGTACCAAGGCATTGTTACTGAACGTATTGCTGCCAAGAAACAAGGCGACAATGTTGTTGCCAACACCCTTAAGATTTTTCTTAACGGCTTCGGTAAGCTTGGCTCTAAGTACAGTCTTCTCTATGCTCCCGACCTATTGCTCCAAACAACTATAACAGGGCAGTTAGCTCTGCTCATGCTAATTGAACGAATGGAGGAAGCAGGTATACAAATCATATCTGCTAACACTGACGGGGTCGTATGTTATGCCCCACTCCATTTGCGAAATGAGTGTAACGGCGTTGCTTTTGATTGGGAACTAGATACTAGCTATCGTCTTGAAGAAACTGAATATAAATCTATTGCTTTTTCAAACGTTAACAATTATATTGCTGTATATAAATAACTATATAGCGAGGTGGGTTTGATGATTTTTAAAAGTAATAATCTTGGTGGCGGGATATATGCTATCGTAAATTCTATTAATGGTAAATTTTATATCGGTCGAACTGTTAATTTTCGTAACAGATTTACCAATCATGTTTCTGATTTTAAACTTAATAAAACTAGATATACTAATTCTGGTCTCATATCTGACATGGTTATATACGGTTATGATTCTTTTAATTTTATAACCTTAGAGGAATGCCCTGTCGAACTTCAGGTTGAAAAGGAATTGTTTTGGATTTTAACTCTTAAAACTACAGACGAAAGATATGGATACAACTTGAGAATGGACACCCCTGAAGGTCTAGTCACTCACTCATCAACCTCTATAAAAATATCTGAAAGATTAAAAAAAGAATGGGCTACTGGTATTAGAGATTCCCATTCTAAAAAATTAAAATCTAATTGGGAAAATAATACCAATAGAAAAGATGCACAATCAAAATTATTTTCAAAAATTAAAACCAAGTATAAATATATTGTCAGTAAAGATGGTGTTGAGACAACTGTTAATTACGAAGGATTAAAGCTTTTAAAATTACAAACGGTTTTTTCAAACTTTCATAGACAAAAATCTGATGATGTATTGTGCAAAGGTTACAGAATTATAAGGATAAAAATAAATGAATAACGTAAAAATTAAAGGTAAAGGTGTGTTCGCATCCACAGGTCTAGCTAAGAACCCTGACGGTTCTATGGTCAAGACTGCTGTAGCACTTTGTGTAGCCAAAAACATTCCTGTTGAGAAAACTATTAAAGAGTGTCAGGACATAACACAGTTCGTAACTGTACGTAGGGTCACAGGTGGAGCTGTCTGGCAAGATGAGTATCTGGGTAAAGCTGTGAGGTTCTACTACTCAACAGAAGTGCCTAAAGATACATGTATTCACTACGCCAAGAACTCAAACAGAGTCCCAATGTCGGGAGGCGGTAAACCTTTAATGCCTCTGCCAGATACATTCCCATCGGATGTGGATTACCAAGTGTACGTACAAATGGCGCACGATCTCCTCAAAGAGGTGGGATATGTATGACGACATGAGTATAGACGATGCTTTCTTTTATTATTTTTATTTAGAAGACATGCAAAGAGACATGGGGGATGTTGATTACCATCTACCTGATTACCAAACTTTACAACAATTTAGAGAACGTATGAAACAAAATAGAGATGAGAGATATTATGCTTGAGAAAGAAATAGAGAAAGCTTTAATCAAACGAGTTAAAGAACTTGGTGGTATGTGTGAGAAGTTCGCATCTCCAGGAAGACGCTCAGTGCCTGATCGTATAATCACTCTATTTGATAATACTATTATTTTTGTAGAACTTAAAGCACCTGACAAACACCCGACAGAAGGGCAACAGTTAGATCATGCTAGACGAAGGTTATACGGCTGTGATGTAAGGGTAATCAATACATTGGAGGACGCTCGTGCATTCACGAAGTGATCTACATAAGTATCAAGAACGAGCTGTTGAGTTTATAAAGGAAAAGAAACGCTGTGCTCTATTTCTTTTTCTAGGTGCAGGTAAAACAACCAGTACTCTAACTGCTGTATCTGAGTTACAAGACCAGATGTGTGTACATAAAACACTGGTTATAGCTCCACTCCGAGTAGCCAACTCTGTATGGCATAACGAAGTGAAATTATGGCGACACTTAAAACACATGAAAGTTCAAGTGTGTACAGGCACAGAGCGTGAAAGATTAACAAGTCTTCACCGTGAAGCAGATGTCTATACAATTAATCGTGAGAATGTACCTTGGCTAGTTAAACAGTACGGTAAGAAATGGCCTTTTGATATGGTCGTAATAGATGAGTCCAGTTCTTTTAAATCAGCAACCAGCCTTAGATTTAAAGCTTTAAAAAAGATAATACCTTTTACTAATTATATGGTCTTACTTACAGGCACACCTGCTCCTAATGGTTTGCTTGACCTATGGGCGCAGATGTATCTTATAGATGGTGGTACGGCAATAGGCCGTACAATGACGGCTTATAAGCAAAGATTCTTTGAAGCTGACTATATGGGTTACAAATATACCCCACGAGCAGGGGCAGATGTGCTTATTCATAATGCTATAGCGCATATGGTGTTGTCTATGAAAGGTGAGGACTATCTTGAGCTACCTGAACGTATAGATCTGACTGAGTTTGTAGATATACCCACTGCTGCAAAAGATGCTTATGATGCTTTTGAAAAAGAGTTGTTATTAGAGTTGGAATCTGGGGAAATCGTTGAAGCACTCTCTGCAGGTGTACTTGCAAATAAGCTCTTACAGTACTGTATATCTGAGGGGACGGAAGTATTAACAGATAGTGGTTGGAAACCCATAGAAACATTGCACAAAAACGATCTATTGTGGGACGGTATAGAGTGGGCAAACTATTCCGAATTAGTTTGCAATGGATATAAAGATGTAATAAAATTGGACGGTGTAAAAATGACACCCGAACACAAGGTTTTAACGATATCGGGATGGGAAACAGCCGGAGATATATTAAATGGTAATGTTAGTGAAAGATTTAACAGGGTTAACGTTCGGTTACCTGACGGTTTTGAAAAGAGAAGGGTCGAGCAAAAACAAAAACGCCACATGGTTATGCCGATGTGTTTGTGGGGTACAAGTTGTGCGTATTGGAAGCAATTTGCACAATCGACCGTTGAGACCTGGAAAAGCATCGTGTGGATGCGCACTTGGAGAAACAATATTAGAAGGTCGCAAACGATTAGGTCTATCACATCATGGTATGACTCGCACAAGACCTTTTACAATTTGGAGAAATTTGCGATCTCGATGTTTGAACAAAAAAGACAAGGATTTTTTAAATTATGGCGCAAGAGGGATAACAGTTTGCAAAGAATGGGAAGATTCTTTCAAAAATTTTTGGAAAGATATGTCGGAAAATTATCAGGATCATTTGACATTAGAGAGAATGGACAACGAAAAAGGATACTCGAAAGAAAATTGTCGTTGGGCAACTGTGCAAGAGCAATCGAACAACACTCGTGTGAATCAGTATATAAACACTCCGGACGGAGTGATGACAGTGGCACAAGCTGCGAGGTTTTACAAAATAAAAATGGTAACATGGCATGCAAGGATATTTCGGTACAAATGGGACGAGGCGCAATGGTTCAAACAACCCGCAAAGAGGAAAGAAAAGTCTATGACATTATAAATTGTGGTAAAAGAAATAGATTTACTGTACGTGGAGACTCGGGTCAATTACTTATCGTCCACAATTGCAACGGAGCTATTTATACAGATGAGCATAAGAATTGGGCAGAAGTTCATTCTGTTAAATTAGATGCCTTACATGATCTTATAGAGCAGAATGAAGGTGAGAAGATACTTGTCGCATATAACTTTAAAACTGACCTTGAACGCCTAAAGAAACGCTTTCCTAAAGCACAAGTGTTGGATCAGAATCCAAACACCATTACACGTTGGAATGCAGGTGAGATACCTTTACTCTTAGCTCATCCGCAGTCAAGTTCCCATGGGCTCAACTTACAGCACGGAGGGTGTATTATTGTTTGGTTTAGTTTGAATTGGAGTTTGGAATATTACCAGCAATTTAACGGGAGATTGTATAGGCAAGGTCAAGACAGACCTGTTCGTATTATTCATATTGTTGCAAGAGATACTGTGGATGATCGTGTAATATCCGCACTCGCTGCCAAAGATGCAACACAAGAAGACTTACTTAAAGCTTTGAAATACAAAGAGATTTAATATTTGTTTACATAATGTAAATATTATTTGTTTACATTATGTAAATCTTCTGTATAATTCTTTAGCAACAAAGAGATTTAATTTTTGATCGAGACCCTATCGGATGTTGGGGATAATAAACGCCGAGAATACAAGTATGGAACTTGCATAATTTGAAACCTTATCTGTATGTTGTATTTACGATCACAGCTTTTGAAAGGGGGGTGTGTGATTCCAGATAAACGTAACTGGAACTTTATTACTTATCTCAACGAGGAATACAAATGAAAAAATTAATCATATTACTGGCGATATCAACATCCGCTCTAGCTGTTGAAGAAGGGGATTACGGTTATGGTCATACCTATCATGGGTACAATTCATTAGAGCAACAACAAGAAGCTCAACATAATCAATACATGCTACAGCAAACAGAACGTATCA